TGGCTGCACTAGCACAGCAACTCGCAGAGAATCCCGCAACTCGCAAAGACTTTCTCCGCATGACGAAGAAGGTCAAGCCTGACTTGCCTATTCCCGAACTTGAAATTGAAGACAGCACCAACCGTGCGGTCAATCATGCAGAGCAACGGGTGCAGCAACTAGAAGCTAAACTGCGTGAGCGTGATGCAACTGAAATGCTGGAAAAGCGCCGTCAATCTCTTCTGAAGAAGGGTTTGATTCAAAGCGAAGACGACATCAAAGACGTTGAAAAGATTATGCTGGAGCGTGGTATTACCAACCACGAGACAGCGGCTGAATTTCATCAGTGGATGAAACAAGCAGCAGTGCCTACCCCTTCTGGTTACAACCCTTCAGCCATCAACCAGTTTGACCTGAACAAGTATTGGAAGAATCCAGCAGTTGCAGCTCGTGATGAAGCTATGAAAGCACTCAATGACCTGCGTAAACCATCGCGGCCTATTGGGTTGTAAGAGGGTATTTTTTTAATTAAGGAGGCCATATGGCTATTGGCGGCGGCATCCTACCTGCAACCGGCAGTTCACAATTTAATGAACTGACCTACGTTACTCGTAGAGCCTTCATCCCCAAGCTGGTTGTCCAGCTTTACAACTCGACACCCCTCATGGCGGCTCTGATTGCCAACAGTCAGCAAGCCTCTGGCGGTGTGTCTTCCGTAACCGTGCCTGTTCAGGGCGCTCAGTTTGTTAACGCTCAGTGGTCTGACTACAGCGGCTCGTTCGCTCAACCGTCAGTTCAGCAAGGCGCTTACAACGCTGAATACGACCTGAAGCTGATGATTTCTCCCGTACCGTTCCTCGGTATGGAAGGTGCAGTTCAGCAAGACGCAGCTATTATCCCGCTTATCGAAGCTCGTATGAACGATGCTACGAACGTGATGATGGACGCAATGGCTACGGCTTTGTACAACAACACCACCAACACCCAGCAGTTCATTGGTCTGCCCGGTGCTGTGGACGATGGTACAACCCTCGCAACCTACGGCAACATCAACCGTAACACCTACACTTGGTGGAAATCCAAGCAATATGCCGCTGGCAACGTGAACCCCACTCGCCAGAACATCCTGCAATACATCTCTGGTACTGTGAAAAACGGTGCTGAGATGCCTTCCTTCGGTGTCTGCGGTTTCGGTACTTGGACTTTGCTGGCTCAAGACTATGTTGGTCAAGAACAGTACGTCATTACCCCCGGCTCTGGTTTTGATGGTGACCCTAATGGCCCTCAGGCAGCTTTCCGCGCCTTGATGGTTGCTGGTGTGCCAATTTACCCTGACCCATATTGCCCAGAAGGTACTGTGTACTTCCTGAACACTAACTACCTGTCGCTCTACATCCACGAGCAAGGTTCGTTTGTGTTTACAGGTTTTGAGTCCACACTTCCGAACTGGCAGATTGGTTATGTTGGCGCTGTGCTGATGATTGCCGAATTGGTGAACGTCAAGCCCAAGGCCATGACCAAGGTGACGGGCTACAACTACCTCTCGCTGTAAGGAGTAAGTCATGTCATTAGCTGCAAATAAAATCTTACTGGCAAATGCCGCAACGAACACCGCTGGTGCGTACATTCAACCGTATGCCCTCGGTAACGCCACAGCTACCATCCCCGCTGGCTGGTATCAAATGTTGGCTACGGCTAACGTCACCATCGAAATGAACACTTCTAACAACATCTCGTCTCCGACTTGGGTTGTTTCGCTGGCTAACAACACCAGTGGCGTGATTATTTCTGACGGCGTTAACTTCCGTGCCAACGTGCTTGCTGGCACTCCTACCATCACTTTGTACGCAACCAATGGCGGTCAATCCGCTACTGGTACTTACAACACCTGATAGGAGTCGGTAATGAACGCAAACCATGTAGGGTCGTTTTACCCTGACCAGTTTGGCAACTTTGCTGTCTGCACTAACGCTAACCCCATTTTCTTGGGCGCTACCGGCAATGCAGTCGCAACTCTTGCTCAAAACAACAATACGTCCTACATCGTTCGCCGTGTTACCGTAGCTAACGCTAGTGGCAGTGTTGCTCTTGCAAACGTAACTATTCTCACCAGCAGTGATGGGAATACGAGCAATGCAGTGACCAACGCTGCCGCACTGACTACCGTTACAGGTGCTACCAAGTTCCAAGACCTTGCGCTGTCTACAGCAGCCGCATCGACTGTGTACTCGGGTTCCCTGTATGTGTATGTTGGCACAGCCGCAGCAGCCAACAATTCTGTTGACATCACGGTTTACGGTGACGTTGTAACGCTATGAGTTCAGTGATTTATGTAACGAATCGTGGTGACACCAAACTCCGAGATGGGTTTGCTGGCACGTTCTACGAATTCAAAAAAGATGAAACGGTAGAAATACCGTTGGATGCTGCCAAGCACATCTTTGGTTACATGAATCCAAACAAGGAACCGTATTTGGCTCGTTTGGGCTGGATACGTTCTATTGCTGAACTCGACAAAGGATTGGAGAAGCTGGCAGAGTTTGAACTCTCTGAACAGGCTCCAGAGATGAACCGCTCCTTACCCTCGGCGGTTGGCGTTGTACCCTTGCACGTTGAGAAACGTGCAGGGGGAAAACACCAGCAACAGAGGACGGCTTAACATGGATGCCAAATGGCAACACTCTCTTCCTACATCACGGAAGTGCAGCGACTCTTGCATGACGCAAACGCTGTCTTCTGGTCTACCTCGGAATTAACGGACTACATCAACGAAGCCCGTGAGCGAGTAGTAAGAGATACTGGCTGTTTACGCACCCTCCAAATTACTAGCACCCCGTTATCCAACACGGGAGTAGTTGCCCAAGCATGGGCTGCTGGCTTAGTCGTCAACACTGGCGACTTTGTTTTTTCTAACATCTTTATTTACGAAGTCACTGCTGGCGGCGTTTTGGGTACGACTCCCCCGCCTTATCCTGCAAGCAGTGCTACTTTCCCGCCTACTACGCCATTCACTAATGGTACGGCAACGCTGCAATACTCAACACCGGCTGAAATTATCAATCTAGCCGCTTTGCCTGACGGTTTGCAAACGCTGGATGTGCTGAACGTCACCATTTATTGGGGTAACAGCCGTATTCCGCTGCGCTATTTGCCGTGGAGTAACTTCAACGCACAACTGCGTTATTGGCAAAACTACGTAGGTCGTCCCGTGTGTTTTTCTACATACGGACAAGGCCAGCTCTACATCGGGCCAGTGCCAGACCAGACTTATGCATGTGAAATTGATACCGTTATCTTGCCAACGCCGTTGACACAAGACAACGCTAACGCAACAGACCCGATTGTTGACCCGTATACAACGCCTGTTGCTTTCTACGCAGCTTACAAAGCTAAGTTCAAAGAACAAAGCTACGGTGAAGCTGAGATTTACAAACAAGAATACGCCAAGCATGTACAGGCTGCGCTCAACAGCACCTATACACGCCGAATCCCTGACCCTTATAGCAGCATCTACTAATCATGGCAGCAGCAGAGCAGAAGAAATCGTATGCTGTCGTCAAGAACTTTAAGGGGCTGAACACTAAGGCCAACAGGACAGCGATTGACCAAGAAGAATTTGCTTGGATTGAAAATGCCATGCCTATTGGGTCTGGCAACATCAAAATCATCGCGGCTCAATCAACCGTCAAAGATTCAGGCAACACTGCTGTCAGTTTTGCCAACAATGTTACTTACCTAACATCTGCAAACCTTGGTTTGTCAGACTACATCCTTGCTTTTGAAGACAACGGCAGGGCTGAATACTTCAAGATTGACAGCGCAACAAAAGGAAATGTGGCTACTACAGGTACGTTTTCTGGCACAAATGTGTCTGTTGCTCAGTACAAAAACGAGCGAATCATCATTGGTGACCCCACCAAAGGTTTGTCTTCATGGGATGGCAACAATGTTGTTTCGATTGGTTCTGTCGGCATCATCGGCATCACAAACCCCGGCTCGGGTTATTTGTCGGCCCCTAGCGTAACCATAAGTGCCCCCAACGATGCCAACGGTGTGCAAGCCACGGCTGTTTGCAGCATCACAACTGGGGCTGGTGGCATTAACAACATCAACGTCACTGCCGGTGGAGCTGGATACACTGCTGTTCCCGGTGTCATTATTGGCCCACCTAACGTGCAGGGCGGCACACAAGCCGAGGCTGTTGCAACCATTTCTGGTGGTGCAGTCGTTGCTGTTGGCATTACGGTTGCTGGTTCTGGCTACACAACTGCACCTAGCGTTACCTTCTCATCTGGTGCGGCAGCGGCAACGGCTGTGTTGACAACAGGACAAGTGAACAGCGTCACGCTGACCAACGCTGGTACAGGCTACACATCTCAGCCAACAGTCACCATTTCTGCCCCACCAAGCGGTACAACCGCAACGGCTATTGCTCAGTACAACACCTTCAAAACAGGCACGTTGTCTGTGTTGGTGACCAACGGCGGCTCTGGTTACGGCGCTTCTGGGTCATTCTCAGTTTCTTTTAGCGGTGGTGCTGGCGGTACAGGTGCGGCAGGTACAGCCATTGTGAGCGGCGGTCAGGTCACACAAGTCATCATGACTAATCCCGGCTCTGGCTACACATCTGCTGGAACAGTCAGCTTCTCGTCAGGTGCGGGTACGGGCGCT